GTAGCCATAAAGTTTGGGGGGTTTCCCCCCCTTCTTCTTATAAAGTCTCCCATACTTTTGTATTTAGTAACTGGCCAACTGCTCTTTCTCTTTCGCGAGTTACATTATGCGGCCTTTTAGTGTCTGTTGTATGGGTTGCCCAATGCGTCATGCAGTTGTAAACCGCCCATTTGTTTTGGCCTAAGTGTTTAAACTCTTGGTGTAATTGCCCCATAAGGTTTTCTAGTTGTTTTTTGTTATGGGTTTCTTCAGTAGTTTTGGAGTTAATTTTAACTAAGCGTTTGCGAAACAGGTTTTCTACTTCTTCCTTTTCCACTTTGGTTTTCATCCAAGCTTGCCATTGTTCTTTTTGGTTCCAAAATGTTTCCACACCTAATTTAATTTTTTGCTCTATGCCTTCTACTGAAATGCTGTTGGTGTGTCGTTGCCATATAGCGGTAACGCTGTCAGGTGTAACGCAACCATTTTTGCACCATAGTCTAAAAGCATCGGCTACTGTTTGATATGCCCAATGTCCGTCATAAGAGTTAAAACCTTTTACTCTAAACATTACATGGTCACCAACTTCAGGCTCAGTAACAAGGTTGTTAAACTTAATATCTATTTCAAGCTTCTTACCTTGCTCATGGCAATAAACATTAAAGTCATAATCACTTGATATATTAACAGCCTTTAGAGCGTCTTCGGTGGCCTGCACTACGTCAGCGTGTGGCAGTACCTTATAGCTTGCCTTGTGAACGTGTAGGTGTTCGCCAGTGTCTTCGCGTACCAGTAGCTTCCAACCGTCCACAGGTGTTGTCATGCCTTGTGGTATTAGTGGCAGTTCCAAAATGTTAAAATCATAATCGTTTGTAAAATCTAGCATATATATCTCCTTTATTGCTACGTCAGTTATAAATTAAAAATTTGTAAGTGTAAACTCCTTTTTTTGTAAATTATTAATTTATTTTTAAGGGGGGCTGTTAAGCCCTTCCCTCATCCCAAGCCTTTGGGTCTATTTTATAAGTGTCGGCCAGTTCGTCATTAACTGCCTTAACCGCTGATGCAAAAGCATCTTCATCATCTTCGAAAAGTTCGAAGGGCATAAAGGTGCAACTGGCTTCACTAGCCATAAAAAGATATGGTCGGTTTAGCCAAACATCGAGGCCGCTTGGCTCAACATCAATATCAGCAATCATATGCCGATACTTTTTGTTGATGAGGTTAATGTTACGTTTAGCCATTTGAGGCTCCTTTCTGGGGGGTTGCCCCCCCGCTAGAGTTAAAATTCTATTATTGGTTAATGTCTTTGTTCATACGCTCCTCTAAATCTTTTAGTGCCTTCCTAATTTTATTTTGTTTGGCTTCTATTTCTTTGTTATTAGCTTTTAAGGCTTCTAGTAACTGTTCCATTTTAGTTTTCCTTTTTGCTTATACGTTAATGATAGCATAACTTTTTGTAAGAGTCCAGACCTATTTTTGTAAAGTTACGTTACGTAATTTACAATTATTTTACTGTACATTTACAAAAAAGTATGCGAAACTATACATATGAGTAATTTTGCTCATACGTTATTTGACAATTTAATAAAAAGGAGTTTCTTATGAAACCAACACCTAGCGAGGTAACCCTTGGCCATAAGCAGGCCGATAACCCCAACAGCGAAACTTTTGCATTGTTGGAGTTGCGAACTGAAACAGCCGACCCTCAACTAAAAAAGTTTGTGGGGAAAACTGTTACGGTAGCAATGAGCGCAAAGGCTTATGACCGCAACAGCGGTTTTCACACGCAAATAAGTGTGGAAGGAAAGTTGGAGTTTGTAGATGCTGATAACAGCGCAACAGGCTCGGACATTTTTAGAGTGTTAGTTAATAAATCGACATATACATATTTTACCGCAAAAGACGTTTATGGGATTATTAACTCGGATATACGAACGTGCATTTATTTGTATTTTGTGCCTGAGCATATACCGATGTACCACCGCCTTGAAACTGTTAAGGCTACCAAGCGACCACAATAACGGCTAGCCCCTTCGGGGGCTACCACACAACAAGCAATAAGGAGAAATAACATGGGATTAACCCTAGAAGATTTAGACCAAGAAACTTTAACAAAATTAGGTTTGGCAAAAGAAGTAAGTAAGCCACGCCAATACACGTTTACAAAAGATAACGTAAGAACACACAGTTTGAACGTTATGGCAGTAATTTCTAAATTATCGCAAACTGAAAGGCGAAGAGTTTTAGAACATTGCTTTAAAATTAATGACGTGTAAAAAGAACACGATGGAACTTATTAAAGTTGAAATCGAAGTAACAGGTCAGCCCCAAGGCAAGGGGCGGCCTCGTTTTACCCGTCAGGGCAGAGCATACACGCCCGAAAAGACTAGGGAGTATGAAACAAGAATACACGCCGCCGCATGGCAAAAAATGCATGAATTAAAATTAGACCCAACAGCTAAATTTTGCCACGTTGATATAATAGCGTTTATGGAAATACCTAAGTCGTGGTCTAAGGTTAAAAGACTAGAAGCCGAATACGGTGCTATTTTACCAACAACTAAACCCGACATAGATAACATTATAAAATCAGCCCTAGACGGTTGTGAGGGCGTTGTCTACTACAGCGATAACCAAGTCACTAGTGTCAATGCCAAGAAAGTTTACTGCCACCCAGAGCGCGGCGCAGTGCTTTATATGGCTGTATCTTGGACAATATAAGACCAGTCAGCCCCATATTTTTCCCGCCATGCCTTTTTATTGTCATGTATAGCTAATTTAGATTTATCCCATAAACCTTGATGGTGGCCTTCGCAAAGAGGAATAACATCTAAATCACTTGCTTTAGCCATACTAAATCTATCGTGAATAGGGTGATGCGCTGTTGTCGGGCTATACTGTACCTCTCCGAACTTCTTACAAACGCAACACGGCATTTCTCTAATCTTGTCTAAATACTTTGCATTGCGTTTTGTTTTATCTGCTTTTAACCCAAGTGGTGGTCTGTTGGTTAGATTACTCATATGGTTCCAGTAAACTTTCATATTCTTGTATTTCGTCAAAACTTTTTTGTGTAGTAGCAACGGAGTGTGTTTGAAAATACATAGAACCAAAAGAACATTCCTTAACGTGGTCGTGAAATAAAAGCATTCGTTCTTCGTGGTTTCTTATAATGCCATTTTTATTTGGTTTTCTTTTACATAACTGTCTTGGTTTTGCAAAACACTTTGGACAGGGCATTGCCCTTATCATTATCTGCTCGTCAGTGTAAGGGGTCATATCCTATTGCCTCCGCTAGTTTTTCCATAGCCAATTCGAAATAACTATTAAATTCTTTTTGGCTCATATCATCAAAAGAAATGCTGTCCATAATACGCATATGTGCGCTTGCTAAACTATTCCAACGCATCTTAACGTAACCACACGCCCACTTTAATTCGCTGTGTAAGTGTTGTTCGGTAGGCCATCGGTTAGTGGCTTCACAAACATTTTTTAGTGTTGCCCAATATAAATTATGATGTGGGTTGGAACGTTTGCCTGTTGGTTGTAAATTAAAAACTTGACCTTCTTTGTATTCTTCAATTTTTTTAGCATCGTATTCAGTAGAGGGCATAAACTGCCCCCCACTTTTAATTACTTGTAAATTTAATTTGGCCATAATTCTTTATTCTGGTCTAATGAATATTGCGCCCAATGTTTTTTATTGTGCTTTATAATGTCGGTATGGATTGGCCACCCTTGCTCTTTTCTAAGCCTATGAACAACCGCCGCTAATCTAAAGCAACCAAATTGATTTAACGCTTGTATCGGTGTTATTGTTTGGCCTGATTTAAGCAACTGCAAAACGTTGCCATCTTGTGTTGTAATATCTTCCATAAGTTTACTCCTTCTTAAAATGGTATTTCATCGTCAAAATCTTTGACTTCATTATTGCTTTCGATTTTTTGCCCTTCGGCTAGTCTTTTGGGTTCGTTATTTTTACCTCCTAATAATTTAACTTCGGTTGCGTTTATAGATAAATACGTTTTGCCTTCGTATTCGTTTTTCTTTAAATCGCCTGTTATTGCCACAAGTTTACCCTTCAGCAAATAAGGCGAAATGTTTGTTCTAAAGTAACGTGCGCCGAAAAAAATCGTGCCTTTGTTTTCCCCATAGCCATCGTCAACGGCTATAGAGAATTTTACAAAAGAACTTTTTTCGTTTTCAACAACTTCGCAATCTTTAGTTAGATAGCCAACGGCAGTTATATTTTTCATGAGTACAACTCCGCTTTTCTTTTGTCGTGCGCTTCAACGATTTTGGCGTATTCATTTTCGCCTATACCAACAGAGTTAAGCATTTTTTCGTATCTTTTTTCTGCCGCTAGAAAACGCTCTAAGTTGCAATCTTCGTAAAACTCTAACATTGCATCTATGCGTTCCTCTAGGTTTATACTTAGATTAGGTTCGCTGTTTTTTGGCTTTTCGTTTTTAAACTCGTCAGCTTCTTCTTCGCTGTAAACATCGCCACTTAATTCAAGTAACTTTAATATTACCCTGTCTTTGGCTCTTTTTTCTGCCATAGCGTAGGGATATTTATTCGTTGTGTTATAAGGTGCGGCTTCGCCAATCGACCAAGCTGTTGCGTCTCCTTTATGGCCTGTTACGCAAATAGCAACGTGCTTTTCTTTTATATTGCTTTCAATAATACTTGGCGCATCAAAAACTATATTTTCATGTATAGCTATTTTTTCTAATGCCTTGTGTAATACCACAGGTACACCGTGGCAGTTCCAAGTGGCTTTATTTTCTGTTAAGCCAACTTGTTTAATTAAATCAATTAATCGTTCTGGTATTTTAGTCATTTTGTTTTTCTTTCTCACAATTATTTCTAATAAATTTAAATTCATGATATAAACCCCAAAAAGCGGTTTCTATATCTCTTACATCTGAAAGCCACAAATCGTGGCAATCAGCAATTTGGTTTGATGTACTTCTTAAAGTTTTAAATACTTTCCAAATAGTCTCCTTTTCTTTGTTACTTAGCGTCATTTACTAACCTCAATTTAGCTTCTAGTTGCCCTATTTCGCTTTCCGCAAAGTCATCATATGCCTTGTCTATTGCGGCATTAATAATGTCACTGCTTCCTAAGGGAAACATATTATCCCTGTTTTTAAGGGTGTCTTTCATACACTCATGCGTATGCTTTAATATCGCTTCAGATATAGCAAGTTTTACTGAAACTTGTGGTGGTCTTGGTTTTTGCATAATATTTCTCCTTTTTGCTAAAAACACTTTACAAACTATTTTTAACGTTGTAAAGGATAAAAATAATAAATGTAAACAAAAGAGGTTAAAATGGATAATAAAGTAATTTTAAGTTTAGATGAAATAAGACATAAACTACGAGATAGGAACTTAACAAAGGTTGCAAAAAATGCTAACGTGTCAAGACCTGTTTTATATCAGATAATAAATAATGAAACTGACCCTAAATTTTCAACGGTAGAAAGGATTTCTGATTACTTACAAGAAGATTCCGTTACATGGGTTTCAACATAATTAAACCCCCAGAGAATTTTACAACTCTGAGGGTTATAAGCAATAAAGAAGAAGTATTTTGCAATACTAATAGATTACAAGGAGTAACCTAAAACAATGAGTAACCTAGTTTCAAACGTAATTCAAACAAAATTAATAGGTTCACCCACAAAAAAAGCAATTTTAATGTATATGGCAGATAAGGCCAGTGACGATGGAAGCGGTATTTGGGTGAGTAAAGGCAACATGGCGGCAGATTTAGAAATGTCTAGCCGCGCTGTTCGTCAGCATATAAAAGAAATGTTGGCAATGGGTGTTTTAAAGGTAACAGGGCAAAAAGAGTGCCGCCACGGTTACACTATAGATTATCAAATTAATTTAGAAATTGTTAGTAAACTACCTTCTACTAGACCACCCCTGAATGACGTTCACCCCTACCACGGCATGACATTCAGCCCTACCCCTGCACAAGGTTCACCCAAACCATCCAATGAACCATCCAATGAACCTATTATGTTAGTACGCTCAATAGATGTTGTTGCAGAACAGTTTAATAAGTTTTGGGAAAAGTACCCTAGAAAGACCGCAAAAGCACCCGCTCAGAAGGCATATGCAAAAGCACATATGAAAATAGATTTTGAAACATTGATGGAAAAATTAGACATTTTTATAGAAGCCCATAAAGATACTAAAAAACAGTTTTTACCTCACGCAAGTACATGGCTAAATCAAGAAAGATGGGAAGACCATTATGAAATTTTGCCTGATAATATACAAAAGGATGTTTTAGAAAATGCTATAAAAGTATTAAGCGAAGATATTAAAAAAGCTAAAGAAGAGGAAAAAAAATTAAACGAAGCAGAATTATTAATTAAAACTATTAACCATCACAGGGAAACAGATTACGATGAAAGTTATTATACATGGGACATAGAAAAGAAGAGCTAAAAGTTTTTACTTTAAAATTATTAGGTAGGCTTAATGCTCCTAGAGCGGTGCAAAATAACGATGAAAATATGAAAAGCGAAGCCGAGTTTTTATGCAACCAAATTATAAAATTAGCACCAAGCAAAAATTATATTGAATGGTTTCAAGACTTTGAGCAAAATATACTTTCTAATTTAGAAACTAGGACGTGGCCAACTGCAAAAGAAATAAGTAAATCGGCAAAAGCAATATCACCAAAGCGGCCTGAATTTAGAGAATTATCACCTGAAAAGTATCAACCTAATGAACTTAAAATTAACGCCGATAGAATAAATAACGGTGAGCCAGTAGGCGAAAATTATGTTTTTGGTTCACTTGCTGAACAGATGGTAAGGGTTGGCCTTGTTGCAGAAAAACAACTAGAGCCATATAAAGAATACTTGAAACGTATGAAAAATGATTAGATTATGTTACACAGGTAGCGAGGTCACGAACTCCTCCCTGTTCGATATTGTTCCGCTTTATACTGCTTTTTTACGGACTCAATACCTCGCCAACTTTCCCCTGCCTTGCGCGGGGGACTTTTTTCAGTATAATACAAATTAACAGAAAGGGCGCACCCATGCACGATGGACGGTCTTGGCCTGCTGATAAGGTTGAGCGCAGAGACATAAAAACGCTAATACCTTATGCACGAAACAGTCGCACCCATAGCGATGAGCAAATCACACAGATAGCGGCAAGCATTAAAGAATGGGGGTTTACCAACCCTATTCTAGTCGATGCTCAAAACGAAATTATAGCGGGTCATGGCAGATTACTTGCGGCCAAAAAATTAAATTTAAAAGAAGTTCCTTGCATACAAGCCGATGATTGGTCTGATGCACAGAAGCAAGCATATGTAATAGCTGACAACAAATTAGCATTAAATGCGGGTTGGGACGAAGAACTTTTAAAAATAGAATTTAAAGAACTTACTGATTTAAATTTTGATGTAGAATTAACAGGGTTTAGTTTAGATGAACTTAGCAACCTGTTTCACGAGCCAAAAACATATGACGATTACGAGCAAGGCAAATTAACAAAAGTTTATGGGCAACCACCCTTTAGCGTTTTAGATACAAAAAAAGGCGATTGGGTAGAACGTAAAAAATACTGGCGTGACTTAATTGGTGATTTTGGTGAAAGCCGCGAAGGTAAATTAGCCAGTAATAATCTAATGGCAGAGTTAAATAGTGGTGTAAGTATTTTAGACCCTGTTTTAGCAGAAATAATAGTGCATTGGTTTGGTTTTGAAGGTGGGCAAGTGTTTGACCCTTTTGCGGGTGATACCGTTTTCGGCTTTGTTTCTGGTTATAAAGGTATGAACTTTCAGGGAATAGAACTTAGGCAAGAACAGGCAGATTTAAACCAACAGCGATGCGATAAATCTAAATTACCGTGTGTCTACTACACGGACACAAGCGAAAACATGGATGACTACATAGAAAACGAAAGTGTAGATTTAGTGTTTAGTTGCCCCCCATATGCAGATTTAGAAGTTTATAGCGATGACCCAAACGATTTAAGCAATATGAGCCACGATGACTTTTTTATGGTTTATAAAAGAATATTACAAAAAACTTATTCTAAATTAAAAAATAACCGTTTTGCAGTTATTGTAATGGGCGAAGTAAGAAACAAAAAAGGCCAGTACATCGGCACTATTCCTAAAACAATAGAAATAATGGAAGGCGCAGGCTATAAATATTACAACGAAATTATTTTAGTAAACAGCGTTGGAACACTTGCATTGCGCTCTGGCAAACAAATGCAGGCTAGTAGAAAAGTCGGCAAAATTCATCAAAATGTGCTTGTGTTTGTAAAAGGTGACGCCAGTGTTGCCGCCGATGAACTAGGCGAAATAGAAATAAATTTAGAGGAAGCAGATGGAGACTAAGGGCGAACATATTATCGCTGACGTTTGGTTGGAAGAATATCCTGACCACATAAAAGATTTGCAAGCAAACATTTCTGAAGCATTAACAGAATATTTAACGGTAATAGATTTTAAACTACATGAATTTAATAGTTATGCTTTCACGGCTGTTTGGCTTTTGTCAGAAAGTCATTTTAGCATACATACCTATCCAGAACGTAATTATGTAAGCATAGATTTATATACTTGTGGGGAACGGCCTGATACCGCCTTAAAAATTGTTGGCGATATTCTTGGCCTTTTTGTAGTTAAAGAAGCTAAAATAAAGGTACTAAGTCGTGGCTAAATTAAGCGTTATGCAAATGTGCGCTGTTACCAAGGTCGTTTACTGCATAAATCATAGTGCGGGTATCTTGGTAAGTGTCAGCATACCTAATAGCATCGGCATACTTAGTAAAGTCGCTTCTAGTACGGTTGCGGCCAAAGCCTCTTACTGCCGTAAAATATATAGCAGTGTCAAAACAAAATTGGCTATGTGTGTCTTCAAAGTGCATTGTAATACTCCTTATTGCTGTAAACTATACTATAACAAAACGTAAAGTATGTAAATATGGAAAATAAAAAAAATGTAGGCGGTAGACCAAAAATAGTTTTAACGGACGAGCAAAAACGTGAAGTTGAAACATTAGCGGCAGTTTTAACAACAGAACAAATAGCTGATTATTTCAGTATAAGCAGGCGTGTTTTTTTCGATATATTAGAAAGGGATGAAGAAGTTTCTGCACTATATAAAAAGGGAAAAGCTAGGGCTGTTGGATTTGTGGCGCAAAATTTAATCCAAAAAGCTAGGTCTGGTGACTTGGGCGCACAAATATTTTATTTAAAAACTAGGGCAGGGTGGAAAGAAACGCAACGCATCGAAGGCGCAGGCGACACAGGCGAACACGTTATAGCTTATAAGTGGTTGGACGATGACGACGAGGACGATTAACTACCGCCCACGAAAGCTAGTAAAAAGTTTTCATAAACGCCAAGAAAGATTTGCTGTAATTGTTGCTCATCGTAGGTTTGGCAAAACAGTTGCCGCTATAAATGATTTAATAAAAACGGCACTAACCACAGACCGCAAAAATGTCAGGGTTGCTTACATTGCGCCATACTACCGCCAAGCCAAGGCAATAGCTTGGGATTACTTGTTAGAATATACACAAGACGTTGAAGGTGTTGTTTACAATACTTCTGAGCTTCGTGCCGACTTTCCTAATGGGGCTAGATTTAGACTGTTTGGAGCAGATAATTATGACGCAATGCGTGGTTTATATTTTGATAGCGTTGTACTAGACGAGCCTGCGGACTTTCCTGCAAACGCTTGGCCAACTGTAATAAGGCCATCTTTGGCAGATAGGCAGGGTAAAGCTACATTTATAGGAACGCCCAAAGGTAAAAATGAATTTTGGGAAATTTATAACAACGCACAAAACAACGATAAATGGTTCTGCGCGATGTATAAAGCAGACGAAACAGAAATACTTGACAAAGAAGAATTAGAAGAAGCAAAATTAACTATGGGCGAGGATAGGTTTGCCCAAGAATTTCTTTGTAGTTTCGAGGCGGCTATACAAGGTGCGTATTACGCTGTCGAAATGAAAAAAGCTAAAGAAGAAAATAGAGTTACATCAGTTCCTTATGACCCTGCGGTTTCAGTTATTACGAGTTTTGATTTAGGCATTGGCGACAGCACGGCGATTTGGTTTGCACAATTTGTAGGACAAGAAATACACCTTATAGATTATTATGAAAATAGTGGTGTTGGGTTAGACCATTATGCTAAAGTGTTACATGATAAAGGCTATCATTACGAAACGCATATTTTGCCGCACGATGTAAAAGTTAAAGAATTAGGCACTGGCAAAAGTCGTTTAGAAACTTTAGATAATTTGGGAATAAGAAATATTGAAATAGCACCAAAGTTAAGTGTTGATGATGGGGTGCAAGCCTCACGTTCCATGCTAAATAAATGTTGGTTTGACGAAAAAAAATGCGAACGGGGTATAGAAGCCTTGTTGCAATACCGTAGAGAATTTGATGAAAAACTTAAATCTTGGCGTGGCAGACCATTGCACGATTGGACATCACATGGCGCAGACAGCTTTAGATATTTAGCTGTTGGTTATAGGCCGAACATAAATTGGGGCGAACCAATAAAACGTAATCTTAAAGGTATAGCGTAATTAAAAATAATATGTTATATAAGTTTTAATGTTGACAACATTATTAGAATAAATAAAACAAAAGGAATATAAATGCCCTACGGTAAAAAACGAAAAGGCAAGAAAAAATAAAGTCGAAAGACATTAAATTTAAACGTATAGGAGTTAGAAATTATATTATATTTATTTCTAGCCACCCTAAAAAAATCACACATTATTGTTGCAAAAAAGGCGAATAAATGGCTTTTTCCAATTATACGGATTTGCAAGCTTCATTAGCTGAATGGTTAAATAGAAGCGATTTAACAACAGTTATTCCAGATTTTATAAAATTAGCCGAAGCTGATATGAACGATAAGTTACGACATTGGCGAATGGAAAATAGAGCAACAGCGGTAGCAAATTCACAATTTACAGCTATACCAACCGATTTTGTTGAACCAATACGGTTACATTTAGAAACTGACCAAAGAGCTATAGAACTTGTTTCGGTTAATGAAATACAAAGGCTTAGACAGGCAAATGCAGATATTACTGGTGAGCCTGTTAATTACGCTATTGTTCAAGGCGAAATAGAATTATTCCCAAAACCTGACGCTTCATATAATTTAGAATTATATTATTATGCCAAAATACCTTCATTAAGTGGAACTCAAACAACAAATGCAATATTAACAAATTTCCCTAATGTTTATTTATATGGTTCGTTAGTTCATGCCGCACCATTTTTAGGAGAAGATGCTAGAACGCAAACATGGGCATCTTTATATCAAAGTGCTATAACTGTAATAAATAACGCCAGTGATGGAGCAAAAACTAATTCTAGTGGGCGCAGAATTAAGATTAGGAGCTACTAATGGCGACTATTGTAAAACGTGCAACTAAAGGCGCTCCGCTTACGCATAATGAAGTTGACGCTAACTTTGAGAACTTAAACACTGATTTAACAGGAAAAATTGGCGCTACTGGTGGCACAGTAAACGATGATGCTATTGTAAACTTTGGTAATAGCACTGATTTACAGATTTATCACAACACAACTGGCAACGATGGTTACATTAAAAACAACACTGGTGAGTTATATATTCGTGGTGATAATATTACTCTTGGTGCGGTAGACGCAACAAGCCCAACATTTATTACAATGGACGAGAATGGCGCTGTTGAGTTATTTTTTAACAATAGTAAGAAATTAGAAACAACAACGGATGGTGTTACGGTAAACGGTGCATTAACTGTTACTGGTGGATTTACTACAGCAAGCCTTACTGTTTCTGGTGCGCTGAGTGCTGACAGTTTAACAGCTACAAATGCGCTAACATCTGGTTCGGTTGTAACAGGATTAATTACAGCTAGTGGGGTGGTGACAAGCGCAGGGCTTACGTCAACTGGCGATGTATCGGTAACAGGTAATGTGACAGCAAGCGGAGATATGTCTGCAAGCGGTATTACTGCAACATCTGTTACTTCAACAGGAAATATTAGTGGTTCGGCTATATCGGCTACCACAGTGACAACAACAGGCGATATTACGTCTGGAAGTAATGTTATTGCTACTGGAAGTATTACTTCTGATAGCATAGCAGCAAATGGTTCCATCTCTGGTGGGGCTATCAGTTCAACAGGTGCGATAACGTCTAATGGCGGTATTAATTCTGTTGGCAATGTGACTGTAACTGGAGCGTTAAGTGTGACAGATGCAGAAACAACTAGGTCAAACCTCGATGTCGATAGGGCAGGCGAGGCATTGGCATTCAGTATAGCCTTGGGTTAAAAGAAAAGGAGAAAATCATGGCTGACGCAGCGAAAGCTACAATGGAAGTTACAGTCCTTCCAGATGAGATTGCAAAAACATTCTCAGCGACAATGACTGTCACACCCGAAGATGCAAACGACAAGTGGTATTACAAGCTATCTTCAGTAAACAACACAAGCTCAGACCTTATTGCAGGACATTTTTTAGATTATACTGCACAAGACAGTTCAACGGCCCCTACGGCTGTAGCAGGCACAGATAAAATTAAGTTTCTATACATCAAGAATGTAGATGGAAACGGTGGCTCTGTTTATGTTTGTTTTGACGCAGGAACGGCAACATCAACTCTTGGTGACGCTGTTACAATAGGTCCAAACGAGGCTTTTGCGGCACGTTTACCAAATACAACGGTTGCAGAAGTTCACGCTATTTCGTCAGCATCTACTGTTGAGTGTGTTGTTTGCGCTTTGCTTGACGACATCTAAGTAAGAGGTAAGCACATATGGCTAATACGTTTAAAAACTACACAGCGGCTTCAGTCGGTCAGTCTGAAGAAACTGTATATCAAGTTCCGCAAGGAACAACGGCAGTGGTTATTGGATGTAATTTAGCCAATGTGCATACCGCTCAAGTAAAAATATCTGTCAAGGCTGCATATGTTCATTTGGTTAAAGATGTACCTTTGCCAAGCGGTGCAGCCTTGTCAGTTCTTGATGGAAAAGTTATTCTACAAGAGGGAAATACGGTCACGATAGAAAGTGACACAGATAAATCGGTTGATGTTATTTTGAGTGTTCTGGAGCAAACATGAGTAAGCAGAACGAATTAGTTCAGTTTTCTAGGGGCGCATCAGGTGGTGGGTCAAAGAACCTTATAATTAATGGTGGGCAACAAATTTGGCAAAGGGCTACGGCAACTACAACAGTTACTAATAGTGGTTATAATACTGTAGATAGGTTTAGATATTATGTAAGTGGTGGTGGGGCTTATACTTCAACTAGGTCAACTGATGTTCCAAGTGGTCAAGGTTTTAGCTACTCTAATAAACTTGACGTTACGACAGCAGATACAAGCCTTGCTAGTTCTGATTATTATTCTTTTAGACAAAGAATTGAAGCACAAAATCTTGCTAGACTTGCATACGGAACAAGTGGAGCAAAAACAATTACGTTAAGTTTTTGGATTAAGTCTAATAAAACTGGAATTTACACTATACAATTATATAAGTTTGATAATACAAATTACACTTATGTTAAAGAGTACACTATTAATTCTGCTAATACATGGGAAAAGAAAACAATCACAATAAACCCTACTGCTGGTAGCACAACTTTAATTACAAATTCTGGCGGTGCCATAGATGTAGATAATGGTATTGGTTTACAAGTAACTTTTAATTTATCAATGGGTAATACTTATACAGGCGCAACTAATGATGCTTGGTCTGCTAATGGCAATCATGCAACAACTACAAATGCTATTAACTGGATGGATAGTACAAGTAATAATTTATATCTAACAGGCGTTCAGTTAGAGGCTAACGATACC